GCACCGCTTGAACCTGGTGTAGTACCAGCTGAAGCATCAATCAATGGTGCTTCAAAGAATGTTGAACCATCCCAGCCGCTTCTCAAGCTACCTAAAGTAGCACCTGTAGCAGTAGTAAGGGTTAATGTGCCCATACCTACTCTCTCTGCACGAGAAGCCCAAGTAGTACCTGCTGTGTCGCCGGATAAATCTGCCGGTCTAATAAACATTAAATCGCTATAAAACGTTCCGCTCTTGTCAAAAGCATCAACAACATACCCCGATGTAGGTGTTCCTGATGCAGAACTGCCGTCACGTGTAGTGCCGTCGCCTATAGTTAAGACACCATTGAAAAACTCGTGTCTGCTTTGACCACTGTCGGTTAATAGCAATAAGCCTGGATTTACTGATATATATCTCATTAATTCATTCTCCCTTAGATAAATCCATTAGTGTTATAAGTTTTCAACAAAGCGTGATGTTGTTCCAAATGGAACGCTATCGAACCTTGCCACTCAATCATCATTTTCTTGTCACGCTGTGTTGGTAGTGTGTAATCCTTTGTTTCAAAGTCTTTCACTACTCTCAATTCTTGTTGTTCTGGGTCTATAATAGCTAACCAGTCTGTCATAGGAGTTTGTGGTTTAAACAAGTTGTTTGCCATCAATAAGTTAATATACATACCGCCAGGTATCATATAGCTTTCGATGTTTAAGCCTGCCATTCCACCTATTTCTTTAGGGTTGATGCTTGATGTTCTACGATAGTCTTTGAAGCTAAGATTGAAATTCTTAAGCAAGTTTTGTCCAATCAAACCAAATTTCTTACGATTGCCATATCTAAAGCCTTTGTCGGTTAAGAATGAAGCTATCATAGTTTCATAATCTGTTACCTGCCAAGGATTGTAATACGCCACATTGGTCTTTACGGTATTCATAAAGCCGTTCATGTGCAACTCTGTTCTGCTGCCGTTGCCGTCAATAGAACGTTTGCCGAAGAACATGTTCTTCTCAATAGCGTCTTTGAATTTTTGCCACGATTTTTCTACCTGCCAATCCCAATCCGGTTTCGACAACTTAGTTTGAATCCATTTGTATTGGTCTTCAGTCATAGTAACAACTGCTTCTTGGTGTTCTACGAAGTTACAGTTGTACATAATATCGAACTGTTGCCCGATAGATTCTATGTCTTGCGATTCTTTTAGCGCATGACCAATAAATTCTACGTAGTTAGTAGTAAGTTTTTTCAGAGCATAAGGTCTGATGTTCTTTACCACTATACAACCAGTTTTACAGGTGCTAACCATTGCTGTACCGGTTACGCCTGTGCCAGCTACACTATCAGGAACTAATTCTGGATGTGTCTGGTTGTCTTCTAAGTATTTTACAGCCGATGGTGTCATCACTACTTCAACTACATCTTCTGTACCGTGGATATAGAACTTATCCTGTGGTTGCCAAATCATGCTTGCTTTTGTTTCTGGGCGTGTTAAGCCTGCCAACTCTATTAAAGCATATCTGACCCATGATTCGCCTGTTGCATCACCCATTGTCGCTGTAGTTATCTTATCCAGCGATTGCCAATTGTGATATTCGCGTTGCACAATCTTTGTGCCTTTTGGCTTAGCACCGCGTTTCAATAGTACGCTGGCTAAGGTTAAGAGTGGCGTTTGCTCATAATTCAACTCGCGTATATCGGTAGATATATCTTCAAATATCTCACGAGGATTCGCGCTAGTTGAACTTCTTGGGTTCGCTACCCTTACTTTATTGTTATATTCGTATGACAATTTATCCTCTCCTTGGTTATATTAATAAAATCATACTTTTCTTATTCTCTAATCTGGGAACATTGCATTTATTCTTCTTGTGTTCTCTTTCCTTGCTTGCTCAGGTGTCATGCTTTCCCAATCTACACCCTTCTTGCTTGTATCTCTCTCTTTCGAGGCAATAGTTTTTAACACATTAGGCACGTTAGCCTGTTGGTTAATCTTGCTTGCCTGCGATTGTTTACTGCCTGGCACCTTCGTCTTTGCTGCATCAGGAAACGCTGATATTAATAATCTCGCTACCATCTTCTCCGTCATCGGCAATACCGGCAGTCCCATCTTTGCTCTTTCGCGGACTTGTTCGCCGTATAAGTCATCGTAAGCGCGGGATAATACATCTATATTTTCGGTATTAGCCTCTACGCCCGCTTGGCTCATCTTCTCTATAATGATTTGGCTATTCTTGTCAGTAGTTGATTTCTCTACTTGCTGGTTCTTCATAGCCGCTAATTCATTCTGCATACGCTGTAGTTCTTTTTGCACCTTTGGTGATAGCGGTTCGTCATCTTCTTGCGGCTGTTGTCCAGTTTCTTCTAAATGTATCTTGGCTAACGCTTCTAAGATAGTCTTGTCGTCATATCCTTCTGCTCTGTAATGCACTATGTCCTGCATCACTTTGCTTCCCGCGTAAGCAGCTACTATAGCATCTAATTGATTGCTAGCTTGTGCCGGTGTTGCGGTAGGTGTTTGTGCCTGCGGTTCCATACCAAAATTTAATCCAAAGAACGTTAAATCGGTATCCTCGTCTTCTATTTCCTGCTCCGGTTCTTCAACCTCCGGTTCCTCTACTTCTGGTTCTTCTTCAAAACCATTTTCTAATTCATCTTCCATTATTGTTGCTCCTGTAATACACTGTTTATTTCTTCTTCACTAGGCGTCTTGGCTTTCATCTCCGCTAACTCCTGCTGTGATTTTACTAACTCTTCTTTTGCCATCTCTATGTCTTCGACGGCACTTTCTATATCTTCTTTCTGTTTTTCTACTTGTTTTAGTTGGGTGCGCAAATTGCTGTTCTCTACTCCCTTCAATAGTTTCTGATATTCCATTAACTGTGCTTGTGATTCCGAATACTTCTTGTTCATATCTAAATCTTTCAAAAGTTCTTCTTTTTCTGTCTGTGGGAAATCCGATAGTTTTATCATCATAGGCATCCAAACAAACGGTGATATTGCTCCGCCGGAAGTTTGTAATATCTTTGTCAACTGCTCTAATTGCTGTTGTTTTACCGTAGCGCTGTTTACCGCTTCGTCAACAGTAATATCAACCTTGATTTCTCTCAAAGTATCTAAATAGCCATTATCTAAGTTTACTATCTCAACATCTGTCTGACCGATAACACGCATTATCTGCGCTTCGCTCATATAGTTCTTTATCCACCACACCATTCTCAAAGCTACATTCTTTTTCCATAGTCTTAGGTTGTCATACATAGGCAGTCTTGACAGTCCACCTTGCTGCGCTCTAAGAGCTGCCGCTTTACCCGATTCGCTTGCACTCTCGCCTGTACCGTTCAAGTTGCTACCGCCTGCAATAGATTCTATCGCTCCTGTAGCCAATTGAATACCTGCAAACATTTCAGGGTTTACTTGTATGTTTGGCAATGGACGAATAGCGTCATGGCTCAATACAGGAATAACAGTAGCTGTCTTGCTAATCTCTGAACGTACATCTTCTACGGAAAAGTCTCTTGTAAGTAAATTCTTGATTATAGTCATACCTTGTTTCATCTGTTTACCGACCTGCAAATCCCATTGTGATAACATTCTATTTGCTAATGTCTGCGGGTCTATCATATCATTAACAACGGCAGTGTAATCACCATCGTCGTCATAAGCACAATATACTACATACGGAAAATCATTCATCGCTGTCATGTAAGCTCTAATTACTTCTGTACCTACCATAACAGTCTGATATATTCTATTCACTTTTTGCCTATGTATCTGTACCAACTGATGACCATCTTCACCGTATATCGCTGTGCCATCGGCTGTATATTGAGTTATCAAACCATCGAAGAAGTCTGTTGCGTCTTCTTCGTCTATAAATTTTGTAATATTGCCGGATAGCTCATCACTCACTAAATACTCTAAAATGAGATAACGCTCATAATGCTCAAATATGTCCACCATCTCATTATCCCATTTTACCAAAGCATCTACTTCGCGTTTTGTCTTCTCGTTGTATATAAACGCATTGTGTGTACCCTGTGAATATATCTCGTCCACTTTATCAGGGAATAGCGTACCGGCTTCTTTCTTGGTTGTTGTCTGTATCCTGCCCATCCAAGAACAATCAGATTTGTCCTTCTTCTTAGAGTTTAAATCCCAATACAATTGGTTGAATGGTATCTTCTCTACATACGCATAACCAAAATCTAAATCTTCTATCTGCCACCTTACCGAGCAAGCACCAAAGCCTTTTACTATTCCGTCTTCAAAGACTTCCGTCTCCACAATGTCAATGTCCGAATTTTGCTCCGTCCATTTCAAAATATGTTGTAATAAATCTATCTCTTTCTCATCGCCTGGCTCACGAGGTAATAGCTTCGCATCCATACGTGTCTGTACCTGCGTACCTATCATGTGGTCAACGTAACGCTTAATGTAATTAAATACATACGGTATGCGCTGCTGCTCTTTGTGTAACTGCTTCTCAAAGTCTGTCCACTGGTCACCCTTGCGCCACTCCGCGTTTCTATGTCCTATCCTCTGTTTTGCGTGAAATGCGTCTCTCACCTCATCAAAGTCATTTTTGACTTTTGTATAACGCGATTCTACATCTTTCGTATCTATAATATTTCTATTTACTAATTGCATATTGTCCTTTTAATACATTGCCGTTACTGCTGTTTCTGCATAAGAACTATATAATATCTTATCTCGTAACCATTCTACGCCGTCGTTTTCTTTTTTGTCTTCCGATGGATTGAGTGCCGCGTTACGTATTATTTCCTGCATGGTATATGTCGGTAGCTGTAGTCCCGAAATTACTGCATAACGCAAAGCGTCCGCCGCATCGTCGGCACCCTTTGTATCCAAATCCATTTTTCTTTTGTTGTCTGTAGATGCTACGTATTGTAGCGAAGGTAATGTTGTTATCAAACCTTGACATTCTTCAAAGACATACATCAAAGGTTCTTTGTTGATATGTGCTTCATGGTCTAACCATTGTTTGATTAACGTCCACCCTGTAACACGGTCATTGCTTGCCGGTATTAACGGCATACCCTCTCCCATAAATAGCATAGCGGCACTTTGGTCTGCCTCGCTACGTCTATTACCGTTGCCGTACATACTTGGGTCACAAAAATAACCCTGTATTTCCTCGTCCCCTGATAATTCTTTTATATCACGTATATAGGTTTCTATCGAAGAATGACCTATATATTCTCTATATACATATACCTTAAAGTTTACTGGGTTCTGTGCTAACCATAAACATACTGTAGGATGTTCTTTGGTAAAGCCCATATCTATACCACATATTCTTGTCCAATCTTTAGGTATCTCAAATGGAGCTATAACGTGTATATTCGCGTTCCACTCTGAGAAATATTGTCCCCAAAAGACATTCCAATCACCTAACAACCACGCTCTGCGTATATGCTCCGGCTGCGCTTCTAATTTCAGAATATAATCAGGGTCGTTTTCATAAACACTTGGGTTATCATATACAGAGCTAAATACATATTTGTACTTATCTTTATATGTCATTTCCTCCGGTGTCCAACGGCTTTGGTCTGGATTGATAAAATGCGTCTTGAACCAATGGTCGCTACGACCGCCTGGGTTGCCCGTCATCAACATGCTCGGCACGAAACCAGGAAATCTATCAGTCTTACGCAAAGAACCTGTTATCTTTACTATAGTATCTTCTAAATGCGTATTCGCCTCATCTAATACGGCGAACTGAAACTCAATACCTAATATCTTCTCTAAATCTTTCTCTGAATCTAATGGCTGAAACTCTACTTTTGAACCATTGTCGAAATAAAACGTTTTGTCATACTTGTTTAAATGATACCTGAACACCTTTGGCGGAAACATAAACCTCTTGTCCATGAAGTTTTTTCTTAGCTCAGGCAAAGTTCTTCTGATAATAATACAGGTTATTCCAGGATAGCGTAAGCATATTATCATACAAGCAGCTAGTGCTAGATAACTTTTGCCACCTGACCTCGCACCTCCAAAAAAGATGTAGTAACCTAAACCTATCATATCCATTACTTCTCTTTGCTTTGGATGCAGTTTTATATAGTCGCTCATCTTTTTAGCCATTACATATCATCCACAAGTTGTTCATCATCTTTTGGCTTGTTCAGACGTTTTTCCAAATGGTCTGCATATTTCAATATCGCTAAGTCTGCCTTTATCTTTGTCTCTCTTACCGTGTCTTGGTCTGTTAAAACATCATACATTATCATACTTCCACGCACTAACATCGCATCTACGAGGTCTTGTGTTTTCTCTATATCTAATACTACAGGAAGGTCACTGTCCTTAAGCATTTTGTATATATCTATTTCTGTCGAAGCATCTGTCAATTTTTCTGTCATATAGGCAGTAACGGACTAAGTGTCTATTTATTTCACACATAAAAAAAAGTTGCTATGTACAAACATAACAACTTCTCTTGTGTCTAAGAACCTCGATTTAGTTGATTTTAAAATACTGCGGCGTGTTTACTCCAAGTGTATTCTTTGAGGTACGCTTCTGTCACGCTAAATTGTGTAAATCGTCTATAACCATTAAACCATCGTTTATATTTTCCTTTTGGGTTACGCTCCATACCACGCATTATAGTCACATACTGCCCTCTCCACAGCATATATAACTTTATACCTGCTTTAGTATATTCTCTGTATAGTCCTCGTGCATAGTTCACGCTATCGTTAAGTTTTAGTTCTATTGCCATACCGTAGGCGTGAGCATACATATATGGCAGATGTATCATTCGTGACGGGTCAACAAAGAAGCCACACGTCACGTCGGGATAATCGTAATTTGCGTATATAAAGTCTAATACCTTCTGTATCTCATTGTTCACTATTATAGCTTGGTACGGTGATTTGTTGAACATCTTTACCGTAAGGAATGATTTGTCATTACCAGCTAATATATGATTCGCGTCCGTTGCCATATTATATATCTTAAACTCTTTAGGGTTCTTCATGTTTACTTTGCGGTATAGATTGTCTATATATAGTGATTTTAGCAGTACATTATGTACGCCGCGGAGCATAGTGCCTAATCGTGCTCCTGCTGTCGTTGTTCTGTTAAAGTAAAACTTTATAGCATCTTCTTCCAATGCTCTCCATATATCTCCTGCATCGTGGAAAGACTTCATCTGCTCGTCCTTCATCTCCGGTGTTAATATCTCTACGTGTTTATTTGCCATCAATTTTCTCCTATCGTTAGTTGTTGATTTGCCTTCCAATTTTTAATTCGTTTCCCTATAACATCATAATAGGTTTCGTCTAACTCCATACAGATGTAATTTCGTTTTGTATTCAAGCAGGCTATGGCTGTAGTTCCTGAACCAGCACAATTATCAAGAACTAAATCGCCTTCGTTGGTGTACGTGCGGATAAGATATTCGAAAAGAGCTACAGGTTTTTGAGTTGGATGAAGATGTCCTTTGCCACTTGGATTTGCAAAATACAACACGCTGTCTTGCCATCCAGTATGTGTTGTTTTGTGTTCTAATTTTCCAGCAACACCTAAATGATGCTGTTCGTCGTTCCTCAATCTTGCCCTGCCGCTTTTAATTGGGGTTTCTAATTTTATTAGATTTTGCTGGTTGTATGTTGGTTGCACATTATAAAATATTAATACGTCTTCGTGCTTCTTCATTGGCATCTTCTTCGCATTTTGAAATCCACTTGGTTTTGTTTTTACCCAGGTATAGCAATACCTAAACATCTTTATGTTACTTATTACCAACGTACTTGTAAACGGCTGACTTGCAGTTAAAACAATTGCACCATTATCTTTGATGATTCTTTTGTATTGCTCCCACAAAGAATCAAAAGGAATTATCACATCCCAAGAACAGGCTGTCGTCCCGTAGGGAAGGTCACACAAAATTAAATCAATAGATTTATCAGGAATATCGTTCATTAGTTCAAGGCAGTCACCTTGTAGAACAGAATTTTTCATATTAAAATCCCCATACAAAACTTATTGCATCGCGCACGTCTTCGTTAGCGCGTTTTATTCCTGTTAGTTTCTTTACTTTTTCGCTCGACCATTTTGCTAATCCCTTCTTCGGTACACAAAGGTCATAAGGTACTTCGTTTAGTTCACACCATTCCATGATTTTTATTCCTACTCCGTGGTTCATTCCTATACTTGATGATATTTTTGCATCTACAAATTTGTTTATTGATGGATGCCAATTAGTCTTTGGATTCTCCCAGCCTGCTCCTAAACGGACTTTTATTTCTTGCCCTTTCGTTAGTTTCATTCTATTTAGATATGCTATTAAATCCCAAAATTCCATTGGTGTACCAACTATCTTTTTAGTTATCGTATTATATTCCGCTACACCATTCTTGTGTAAGTCTGGGTCTATGCCTATTAGTATCATACATTGCCTCCATGCTCTAATACAAACTCCACAACTCGGTCATCATAGTACGCTTGTATAAGTGCTGGGACAATTGTATCTGTGTCACTGTTTCTTTCGCTAAGTAATTCTCTATAACCTTTTTCCAACAATTCTTCATCTATTGTTACTACGCCATCTTTGAAGGTTACTATTTCATCAGCCAGTTCATTCATTCGTTCTCTTGTCATAATATATCCTCATTCTGAACAACAAATTCAAATCCATCGCTATAATTTGCTATTAAGTCTTCCAACGTATAATCGTCAGGCATTAGCTTTGGATTGATTGTAAGTATTGGTTTAACTTGCGCTATGAACTCTTCAGGTGATATTTTCCCTCGCTTATAAGCCTTCGCATCATAACCTTCTGGTATATCAAATTTCACTATTGCGCTACCAATATACCATAAATTTTTCATCTGGCTTTTGTCTTCTACCAAGGATGTATTTATTCCCACTAACTGGCACGCATAATGGAAATAATAACCGCTTCGCCAACAAGTTTTGCAGGATTCATGCTTTAATTTATCATTAAAAGCCCACTTGGCTTCGTTACAGCTATCCGGTCTGCCTTCTCTCTCGCACTCTTTGGTTTTATTATCGTGCCATATTTCACGTTCTTTCTCTGTCATACTATAGTTCCTGTTTTGTTACAACAATAACACGGCTCATAATTTTGTAATACAAAGTCTATCCTCGTATTCTTTTCTATACGATTCCTCAGTCTGTTCATCTTCCGCACCAAGTTATATATCAATTCATCGTCTAATATTATCATATCATTAGTAAATCGTCTGCCGGAGTATTTTTTTACAATATGGTCGCCAAACCAATCCCTGACGAATTGTTGTTCTATCACCCCTAATTCGCGATAATATATCGCTTTAAAATGATGTGTTCTCATAATTGCGTCCAACGTGTGTTATAATTGACCTTGTTTGTGCATTTTTTTAATACCCAATAATAGGAATGATATTTACGTGCGTGTTGTTGTTTTCTGCCATCGTTTATTCTATTTTTTACTATTAGTATAAATAAATCTTTTGGATAATATCCTATTTCTACAGCTTTATTCATTATCCATACATGCGAGAAATATTGTTTTGCAGAAGACACAACATCTTGACATTTGAATATAACAATACCATCATCTTTTAGTATTCTATAAAACTCTTTTAATGAATCGCCATACATGCTTTTTAATTCCTCGAAATTATTAAATCCTTTAAATCTACTTGCAATGATACAGCTCGTGTCTTTAGATTTAACATACGTATCTCCGGTTAAAACAAACGGTGGGTCAAACATAATTATATTGATACTATTATCATCTAAAGGTAATTTGTGACTTTCTGCTTCTATCGTATCTTTTGTTTGAGGATATTTGTCATATATGAATTTTGGCTTTGGCAATCCTTTTTTATAAAAATTACCAACTGAATAACATGGGTCGCATTCTATGTAATTCCCATTGCCGTGCAGTTTTAATATATCCCTAATAATATTCTGTTCGTCAAAATTTATGGTCGTTATAACCTGTGTGCCAAATATAGTTTCTTCGTTCGATTTTATATATTCTATATATTTGTGGTCAGCCATTAGTTTTATCCTTTAAAATGGTGGGTTCTCATATTTGCTCAAATCCTCTATTGGCTCGGTTTCTAATTTCTCTAATTGTAAGGATAAATCTCTAGCTCTGTCATAGCCTTCTATCCAATATCGTTGCGTCTCTCTATCAAAGTTATATTCTGTACTGCCACCTATCCCCATAAATTGCGGATGTTTTATCTTCTCGTGGTCAACCATCATATTGCCTTGTAAAGTCTTGTATATTATCGTACCATAATCCGGTATGTTCTTAAAGTGAGCCGAACCGGCTATGTTATATAGTTTTGGTTTTTTGTATGTTCCGTCCGTGTTGGTTTCCATTTTTGTCGGGTGAGCGACAAGCATATAGTGTACGTCATGGTCACGTGCAAAATACTTCATCTTATTAAGCGACATAGCGTAGTATTGGTCTGCGTTCATAAACTTCGGTATCTGCTGTTCCACTGTATTCCATGGGTCTACAATACATAATTTACAACCATGCTTCTGTACTTCAAAGTCAAATGCTTCGTGTATCTCGTCAAGGCTTACTATCTTATTCGGGTAAACATAATGATAATACTCATCGTTAAAAGCGTAAGCCTTCTGCATCTGTTCTTTCGTCATGTGTTTTTCGCCACCTGGAATGAAGGGTTGCCCGATAAACTGTGAGCCTATTCGTTGTCCGTGTAGCTCAAGGTCTTTGTTCTCCGGCGTGTAGTATGCTATATGCCATCCATTATTAACAGCTAATAGTACAGACTGATAATCCGCCCAGGTGCTCTTGCCGTCCCCTGGGATACCTGTAATAACATGAAACATCCCTGTAAAGTATTTTAAATGCCTGTCAAAGTTAGGTACGCCCGTAGTAGCACCGTTCACATAACCATGCTCCCACAACTGTATGTATTCGTCTTTTCTGCTGGACATAGTATATACATCCTGCGCCGGAAATAATGTCGCTGATGATACCATAGTCCTCACAGCTTCTATACCGTGCGTAGTAAGCACTTCATTAGCATCCTTACAATCTGTCGGATAAGTTATTTTATAGCATCTCTGCTTGCCGAAACGTCGTATAAACTCACGCTGTAGATAACGTCCAACTAAATCATTATCCGTAGATATTAAAAATCTCTTTACGTCTTGTAGATATGGTAAACATTCATCAATATATTTATACTCTATTACTTTATCACCCTTTGGTATAAAACCACCATTAGGTATAGATATAGCATAGTTATAACCTGCTACCTCATAGGTCAAGGCATCTATTTCGCCTTCTGTTATTATTACTGTATCTGATTCAAATACATCATTTAATTTGTAGAATACCGGAGCAGCTGATTTAGCCGATTGGAAATCTTTATCTTTTGTCCGATATTTTGCGTTTACTATTTGACTACCGAGATGATAATTAAACACTATATACTTCTTTTTTGTGCCTGTTCTATCTAATCTAGTTTCTGCTTTAATGTTGTTCCGATTTATTACTTCTTCTGTTATCCCGCGTTCTGTGATTAGCCAATTCTTTGCTTCTGTTGGCAAAGCTGTTTGACGTTTAGAATCTATCGGTGCGTAATTTGGCTTGTATTCGTTCTTAGCGTTCACGTTTCCTACCCATCCACAATGGTGGCAAAAGAACCCTCCCGTTGAAACATCTATCCCTAACACAGGCTCTGTGGATTTATTGCGTCCTTTGGAGCATAATGGACAGCGCACCTTCTGCCATCCACTACGCTCTTTCAGTCCCACCACATTCAAATCGGAAAACATTTGTATAATCTCTCGTTTGCTGTGGTGGTTTTTATTCAACTGGGTTCCCCCCATACAGTTTTATAAATTCTTCAAAAGTAACTTCAGTTAGTTTATCGTTATCAAATTCCTCACCATCATTAGTAAAATCAGTAAATAATGAAGGACTAATTTCACCATATTGAATTAGCGCTTGGAAATACAAATAAAAATTTTTTTTATGTAATATTTTTATTTCTCCTGAATGCCATTCATATCCATTTTTAAACAATATTTCCTGCACTTTTACGCTTTGCTTAGGAGTTACTTTCATCTTAAAAGGCTTAATTTCCATCTTTGCCTCCGTATAATCTCATAAATTCAACATAGGTTAATTCAGGATATTCGTGACCATTGAAATAATCTTTATCATCTGTGGTATATATTTCATTAAAGTCTGCGTATTTGAATAATAAATATTTATCTGTCCAATCTGTACATTCGGCAAGGCGAAGTCCTATGTTCTTTTCCCGTATTGTCATCAATACCGACCAAAATTCCTTCTCGGAACCCAATTTCATTTTAAAGTTCTTAATCTTCATGCTTTTTCCCCTTATGTTTCCGTTCTTTGATATTTTCATCGTGGTCTGTAGAAAACCTATACTCTAGTTCTACGGTCATAAAGATATACTCTAAACAATTCGGACAGAATATATTATGTATTCCTGCACTATATAAACTTGTATTGTCACTCATGTCATAGTCACAATGCGGACATCTTGGATACGTTTCGTCATAATATCTATACCTGTTCTTTTCTGTTATTGGCATATATAACTCCCTGAATTAGTATCATACTCTGTGTATTGCATTAAATCCCTCTCTTTTATAAATTTCATTAAATCACTTAGTTCGCTTACTATTTCTTCGTGCATAGTTTCATAAGGGTAATATTCGTGTGTCGCTATAGCAAACAAATCGAATGTTATTACCTCTTTTTCTGCTTGCTCGATAAGTTGGAATATGTAATATTTACAGGACGTAGCACCCTCAAATATATCCATATATACTTTCCATTGCATAGAAAATAAAAATTCATCATAGGTATCTCTGTCATACTCAGGGAACTCCTCGTGTATAAAGTCCCCTGGTTTGCTCCCGTATTGTGTCTTGTATTCGGTTATAGTAGTATATTTAACGTTGTCCACCATACCTACCAACGTTACTTGTTGTCCGTGAATGTTGTATTCTTTCACTGCCTTGTATTCGTTGATACCACCATCTGCTTCCTTTTTTGCCTCTAGACACTCTTTTATCATAGCCGATGTATATTTCAACGGCTTCTTAAATAAGTCCGGCTTGTAGTATATATATTCATCCGTAGGAAGATTATAATACAAGTCCGGCTCGTCAAGTATGGCGTGTAATGCGGAACCATAAAACATAAATTTAGACTGCATAGACTTACGCATTATAGCTAATACCATAGATTCGTCAGTCACCTGTGATACACCGTACTTCTGCACGTCAGTTATATACTTCCGCCAAGTGTCTAAAAGCGTAGTTGATATTCTATTGATTATCATTACTTCAACTCAAATTTGTAAACTTTATTCTGTCTTGGGTCATGTGGCTTATCGTGTTGTCTGTCATCATACAATCGCAAAGAATACAAAAATGATTCTTCTTTGTCATCTTTTATATAACCGTACCACATGTTATTTTGGTTTAGAGCTACTACATAATGATATTGAAACACTGCGTCTCTATTGCCTTCGGGATAGTGTTCGGGCAGCCAGTTGTCTCCCACCTTCAGTTCACCCATTGTGGTTTTTGTAACTTTGATTTCTGCATTAAGCTGCACGTCCGAACATCCGTGCACTTCACGCTTCCATAACTCAGTCTCTTGAAGTTTATTATACTTATCCCAATAGTAAACTTTTGTTAATTTATCCCATTGCGAATTTGCTTGGTCTCTGAATCCAATATACTTTTCCCCGTCTTTTTCAACCACTGCAAGCAATGGAAAATCACTTGCTTTTATTTCAGGCTCTATCGGTTTCGCCCACGCTTTGAATTGGTCAAAGGTGATTTCATCTTTCCACCTTAATCCTTTTAATTCTTCAATTAACGGACAACACGCAGGATTAATCTGCATTTTATGTGGATTTTTTATAACCACTTCACCTGGTTGTAGTGGATAAGGCGAATAGAAGAAATCTCTTGCATGTTTTTTTAGTTGTTTGTTCTCTTTTTCTAATTCTTCTGACTTATAGCGCAACTCAAATAATTCTACCGCATAACGAGTAGCGTCAGATTCACTTTTTTCCCCATGTCGTTTCCAATAGTCAACTTCTTCTTCTAATCGTTTTAATTCGTCATTTATTTTTCTTCTGCCAGCGTCTAAACCCAGAGAAATCCATGTATCCTTATCCGGTTTAATTATCATATAGGCACCGTGTTCATTGATTGTGAATATTTCCATTATTCCGCCTTATCAGGTTGTTCTTCTTGTGTAGCCATTGCTTCTATTACTTCTGCTTCTGTAGGTTCCACTACTGCTTCCGGCGGCGCGGCTTCTACAGGTTTTTTATCCAGTGAAGATTTTAATATTTTATACTGTTTCCCATATGATACTTTCAACTGTTCCTTGAGTATCTTTGTTAGAGTTACATCCTTGGCAATATCTTCGCCGATAGCCGCAAGTTTAGGTAATGTCTTAGCCTCGGATATACTCTTGTTATAGCCATCTAATAAATCTTTATACTTGTCTAAAGCGTTTAACTTCTCTTCCCACATTTTACGCCACTCTACTAAACGTTCAGCCATAAATTGAGTATTTATCCCATTATTACCATCTATAACCGGAATAGTTATCCCCTTTAAACCTTCATGCTCTAACGGGTTTTTCGTGTGGTAGAACTGACTTCTCTCAAAAGATAATATCCTGACAGACGATTCCTTGTCACCGGATACATCTATGTAACCTATCATATCTACAAAATTATAAATCTTATCCTTGGCTATTTTACCCTGGAATTTGGGTTGACTAAAAGTATCATCCGTACCTGAAATGTTCTTTTCGTCTTCGTGTGCTATCCAACATAATCCTTTACCCTGGATAATAAGTTCGTTTATAAAATCCGTTACTTGTTCACCCAATAATCCATATAATTTCATTACATTTTTAGCCGATTTAGGATTTTTCTCTTTAACGTAGGACATTATGTAGGCTAACATACTATCTATAGTATCCATAACCACATAATCGTAAGGCTCTAATTCTTGTTTTAAAGTAGCCATATTGTCTGCAATATCTTCCCAACTATCTATCTCTAGATAGTCGAACTTCTGGTTTGACCTTCTTAAACCTTCTTTGTTAAAGTTTAAAAATATCGGATTTGGTAATGTTGTTGCTAAGGTCGTTTTGCCGATACCTGCTTTACCATAAAGTAGCATTGATATTTTACCAACTGCTACGTAGTCTTGGGATGTACCCTTTCTTAATGCCATCGTAAGTCCTTATTTTATATATATTATATTTATATAATATATTATATACTAGTATATTCTCTAGTATTATATTATATATATTAATTATTCTCTTAGTTATTAGCTATGATTAAAAGCTATGTTTTAGTTTAGTTATTAGCTAGTTGAGCTATGATTTAGTTTAGTATAATGCTAGTGATAGTATATAGCTAAAGAGTAAGAATTAGTTTTTTTATTTATTAGTTATAGATTAGTTCTTTAGTTGTATATTTGTAATAAGCTAGAGTATAGTAATTGGCTATGATAATTGGATAATGCTATGAACTAGGATAATGCTAGTTGAGCTATGATATAGCTTCTTTCTTCTCTTTCTTTCTTTCTTTATAGATTAGTAGTAATCTTAGATTATATAGTTATACGTTAGTATTAATCTTAAAGGCGCGCACGCATAAAATGTTATTTGTGTAAATTCGTGTTTATTTCCGTTCTACGATGTATGTTTTTGCCACTTCTTTTGCCCTTGGTTTGATTTTTATACCCATATTCGATACGATAATCGTTTTTAGAGTAAAAATTCAATAGCGGCGATTTATGAGCTGTTTTTATAATTGAGTTTGAAATCCATCAGGGAACATCATTCTACCGTCTGGCAATTCCCATTTGGACATAAACAATAATCCTTTTGCCATGTGGCTTAATTGCTCATCTGTGATTCGCCTTTTGTGCCATTTCTTTTGTAACTTCTCTGCTCGTGTCATACCAATACTTCTGTTTTTTTTGGTTTTCTTTTTCATAATGATGCCTATTATTTAAAAATTATCAAAAGAGGCGTTTTGCTCTGATTTATACTCGTCCCATTCGTCATTCCATTTTGTTTCAAGTTTTAATGAATTTTGCAAAGCAAGTATCGCTTTATACACCGTGTCTCGTTGACGCCATTTTAAGATTGCTTTCTGCGCTCGTGTTAAATTATGTTTCATCTTCGCTACCTCAATAAAATTAATTTGTGTTCGTTTTTCAGATACAAAACTACGAAAAAAATACGTAATAACCAAAATTATGTTCTGTTTGTAAGAATAATATATTTTTACATATAAAATTTGGTGGAGAATAATAAAATGCG